GCATTAACATTGATCACACCTCCGTCGGCAAGAAAGAGGTCTGACCAGCCAGTTCCACTAACTCCAAGAGCGGAGCCATCATTTGCAGAAGGCTTAACATTGCCGCCGCCAGCGTTGATTGCAACATCGGCTGCAGCAACAATCTGTAGATCGGTCGACACATCAATATAGTCAGCAGCGCTGTCGACCTCTAGTCTGGCTACTCGGATAGAACCGCTGAAAATACCGCCTGTGACTCCGCCGGATCCGGTAACTCCCTGCAATGCAGATCCATCACCGATAAAGCCACCGGTGGCCGTAATTGTTTGTGAACCAGTAATACTACCCGTAAGTATTGTGGCACCTGTTTGAAATTTATAAGCCATTAGTTATACCCTCCACAAATATATAAATGCAATGCATTAGGCTGTTTAGTTATATGAGTTTCCTCATAACATATAGCTTCTCGACGAAGAAAAAGCCGCTTTTATTCTGATTAAGCCACCATTAAATTTTTAAATAGTTATTAAGACTAGAAAATAAACCAGTTGGTACTATCCGTATAAAGATTTACTGCTCCGAAGGGTGACTCAATAACTACCGAACGATAATCTACATCAATGGTTTGAGCCACGGCTGCGGTAAGCGTTATAACATTTGTGCTGGCGCTTCCTGCTTCATCTTTTATAACCAGCACTTGTCCATCATCGAAGGAGGTGGCATCTAAAGATATTGATACTGCTGCTGAAGTGTCCACTCCCAAAAAATAATCGCCTGCTGATGCAGTATAGGCTCCGCTAACTGCCCGGCGGCGGAATCTAACACCACCGCTTAAATATGCGGCCGGCGTAGAGTAGTTTCCGCTGACATGCAAACTTGCGGAGGGGTTTGTCGTTCCAATACCGAGGTTGCCACTGGCATTAATTCTCATGGCCTCAGCTAAAGTATTGTTATTCATCGTGGAAAATATCAGCCCACTAGTTTTTTCTCCTAAGACTGTTGTGTGATCGGTGCCGATGGGGCATTGGACTGCTGTTATTCTCGCAAGACCGGTCTTCGAGCCACCGGTGAGCTGTTCGATCTCAAAGTCAATAGAAATCGGTCCAAAGTCGTTAACATCCGCATCATCAGCTCGATAATTGTGTAACCTCAGCATTGTCCTGTTTGTTGCACCATCATCGACAGTATTCTTGATGTTAAAATACGCTCCGTAGAATGCTGATGCGGACACATTCACACTAGCCGATATAGATCCACTGATTGCTACTTGATGATTGGGCGCCGTAGTGCCTCCAATACTAACACTGCTGGTGGTATAAGCAGTGGAGCCATTAATCTCTGTAAATATACCGGCGCTAGCGGCGCCGGCCGACACCCCAGTTAAACCAGACCCATCTCCCAGGAATACTCCGCCGGAGACTACCCCGTCTACTTTAATCGACGAGCCTGTAATACCAGTACTGGCGGTTAGTTGTCCCGTTACTGTAAGTGCAGTACCATCAAATGTTAAATTTTCTTCGCCCTGAACGGTGCTCCCGTCCGTGGAAGTAAAAGTTATTACTCTATTGTCGGCGGCCGAATCTGCAACTACTGCATTCGGGCCCGGGGTGCTTATTAATGAAGAGCCATCGCCAACAAAGGTGCCATAGATAAGACTACCCGTATTCGAAGCCGCGCCAACTGTTCCTGATAAAACATTATATGCCATCTGATTCCCATGTCCTCAAATCGCCTACACCACAAACCATTTATCTATGCCGTCTGAATAAAGTGTAATCGCTCCCATGGTGCCATAAACATAATATGCGCTTTCGCCGTCTACTAAATCTGTACTGGACGATACGCTGGCTGTGATTGCATACTGCTCAGTGCGCGTAGGGGCAAATTCATCTTTAATGATTAGCATCCTGCCGAAGCCAACAGAAGCACTCGGTAGGATTATATTAACAGGGGCGCCCAAAGAAGCGGATACTCCAATAATATAGTTGTCTCTTAAATGATCTTTGATTTCATAATTGCTGGTTACGCGCCTGTAACCTCCGGCAAAAGAGCCGCTCACTAGAAGGGAGCCACTCACCGTCACCCGCCCTGTGGTGCCCGGCTTCATGGTTATATCGGTAGGGCTGCTCGCTGGCTCGGCCTTGATCCATTGCGCCTGACTGTTCCACGCAATCATTCTCTGGGTGCCTCCCCAATCCATGTTTAGGTTGGCATTAATGTTTGCATCGCTATTAGATGCCGAAAAATATAGAGAACCGTTTGGACTCTTTATTCCGCGATCCGTATAAAGGGCGGAAGCTGAAATATTGAGGGACGCAGATATATTTCCTGCCGCTACAGGCCCGGCAGTTAGAAAAGCAGAACCGGTAAGTCCAGCCGAAGCAGACAGCGAGCCCGTTACGCTCACTTTGCCTCCGCCGGCCATGGGGGCAAATCCAATATGACCGGCAGTTACATCAAATTGTACATCTGGAGCATAAGTCGCCTGGTTGATTATGGTTTTTGTGCTTCCCCCGTGCGCAAGATTAATATTGCCGTGGCCGGAGTCTAGACGAAGATGTCCATCAGAAGAGCTTAAATATATTGCCGTCCACAAAGCCGAGGCGGAAACATTGACAGACGCAGATATATTTCCTGCCGTTATAAGCCCATCGGTCGCGAAAGCAGAGCCGGTAAGTCCAGCCGAAGCAGACAGGACACTGTGCACATGCGTAGTGCCAGAGAGAATTAGAGTATATGCGTCACCATCGGTTTCGGAGCTTCCCAGTACCACGCGATTGTTCTCGGCGACTGTTAGGGTAGAACCTACCGCTATCGAACCTCGGCCTGAGACCGTTGAGCCTGAGCCTCCTATAACTGCTGCGCGCTCGGCGCTGGCAGTGTTGTACAGTCCTCCTAATATGGACGTGTAATGGGCTGAAGCTAGGTTGTACCTGCCTCCGCCTATGTTTGCATAATTCTGAGAGACAGTGTTTAACTCGCCGCCGGGGATCGAAGAATATCTTCCGGAAACAACATTTGTCAAGCCCGCGCCGATAAATGCATGAAAGTTAGAGGCCGTATTCTGTTGACCACCCACGACGGCCGCGTTCCCTTCGGAAACAACATTCTGATAGCCTGCGCCCAGAAATCCATTGCCCCCTCTGTTGTGGTTATCGAAGCCCCCCCCAATAAATGTATCGCCGGCGGAAGTTTTGTTTCCATCTCCGCCCGCAATAGCGCTATTAGTTCCTGCATTGGTATGTCCGTTGCCACCCCCAATAAACGAGCGATCGCCGGTAGCATCGCTGTTGTATCCCGCAACGATACCCGCCATTGTGGCTGTTGCGTTGTTCTCTGCGCCGCCGCCAACAAAGGAGTAAGTAGCGGTTGCAGTATTATTAAGACCGCCGACCACTGCGGCTTGCGCTTCTGTGGCTTCATTCTGAGAGCCGCCGGCGACGGTGGACAAATATCCACTAGCTACGCATGCTTGACCAATTTGAAGCTTGTCTCCTGCATGAACCAAAGCCGAAGAGCTCAATGAAGATGAAAGAAGAGTGTCCGAGACCACGAAAACATCAGAGATTGAATCTGTCTTAACTGTTAGAAGGGCGTCCCGATAGCTGTCGTCCGACCCTGTTATAACCAGCGAACCGGTAAGGCGCGCTACCGAGCCACTGAACGGGAAGCCCGCGTTGTACAACCCCGACCCGTCTCCCAGGAATACTGCGCCCGATACGACGCCATTAATCTTAGCGTGTGAACCAGAAAGCCCAGCCGAAGCAGAAACAACGCCAGCAGAAAGCTCCGGGAACGGCGCTGACGGACCGACAAGAATAGCGTCTGTTACAACCAGATTATTAGAAGCTGTGACGTGCTGGTTCGCGTCGAGAATAAGAGTGTCACCGGCGAGGCCGCTTACTAATCGAAGTTCGAAGCCGGCAGCGGTGGTGCCAAAACTAGTATACGCATTATCGTATTTTTCCCACCACATAGAGGTCATGGCGTCAGAGGGGTGGCCTAACACATAATATGCCCATTCGTCGTCCGGATTGAGAACGGAGATGCCGGTGGCGCCGGCGCCGGCAACAACTAAGTCGTCTGCGGAGGTGTTGGGAGCCACACCCGCTTCACCCGCTTGAATGTGCAAGGCGCCCGAAGGGGCCCTGGTTCCAATGCCGACGTTACCAACGCTGGTGATTCTCATTCTTTCAGTTCCGGGGGCGACTGCATCATCAGGCGCAGTATGAAAAACCATAGCAGCGGCAGAATCGGCATCGCCGGCCTCTTCTCTAACAACCGCCATGGCGCCGCCGAAGTTAGAGCCGCCAGTTTCTCCAACATAAAACTCAATGCTCGGTCCCTGGCCGGCATTCATGTCAACGCCCTCGTCTTCTATTTCCAGCCTTAACACTTCTAACACGCTCGCATCCGTAGTGGCTGCTTTGTGTATGTGGAGCAATGCTTCTGCTGCTTTCGTCCCGAGGCCAAGATTGCTTCCCATTAACCACGAGGCATAAGAACTTGTGAGATTGATTGATCCACTAAACTCATGTTTGTCGTCTAGGGAATCTCCAAACTTGGACGAACCAGAAGAGTGGATGTTCGTAATATCTTTAATATGATAGGCGCTTGCGCTAATCGTGCCAGACACCAGCAGAGTACCCGATAGAACCACAGTCTGCGGCGCGTAGTTGCTCACCGATGCCGAATAAAACACAAAGTTGGAGCTGCCGGTAATGCTGTTACCGCGACCGTGATATTGAATTGATCCGGTGGGTCCGCTAGCGGTGATGGACGCCGGATATCCTATATATGCCCATCCAGATGCCATTGTTAGTACTCGCTCCGGCTATTAAATGCGTCTTTTAGAGATGAGTGGGCACCGTCCGCACAACGTGCGGATGAGAAACTATCATTCTCATGTGTCTCATGGTCCATCGACCTTCTCCTTAGCGGTCTGTAAGACCAGATCCGGTCAGATTATACATGCTATTAGCATCAATTGTGGTTAACTCAGCAAAAAGCTCGTATTCTGTTGCGCCGGCGGAGCGGCCGTCACCTGGCGTTGAAACATATAGCTCCTTGCATTTAACATTCATAGTCAACGAAGACGAAACAGTTATGTAGTGGCGGCCGGCGATGACATCCCCCGCAGAACTCGTGTTAAAATGCACCCTCACAGGATCCCCGTGATTTAAAATAGTAATGCTTTTTGTAACACGCGGGAATTGTATATAGTCGGAATCCAGTGATATCAGAGTAACGGACCCTGTTATATAAGGACGCCCCGATACTTGATATGATCCCACATTATGTAACCCAACTTGATAAGGCATATATTAATCTCTCCAAACTACTCTAAATAGTATAAACTTGCAACTATCTCCCTTTAAAGCGCTTTCTTTCTAAACGCTCCTTTTCTCGACGAGCTTTTTTCTGTTTTATCTTTTTTTTAACCGCAGGCTTTATGTGGTGCTGACATCTCTCTCTGTACTTTTCTAGGATGCGCTCCTTCTTGACTTTTTTTATAAACCTTCTGATCAATCTCTCAGAGCTTTCATTATGCCGTCGGTGTACAATAACATTATTAGCCACTGGACACCTCTACTTGTCTGCTTCCATGTGGGCTTTCCAATTGCTGCCCACTGTCCCAAATAAATTTGCTATGTCAACGCCCGAATCACTTGGAGCGATGCCCGCCAGAGCACCGCCAGGAATCGGAGCTTCTCCGGGTTTCGGGCCCGCTGAAGTCATAGGAGATGTTCCTTCAAACAAATTTACCCCGTTATACGCTTCAGAGCCGATTGCGTCAAGCAATTGTTTCTTGTACTCGTTAACTTTTTGTTTTTGTTCTTGCAAAGATTTCTGGCGCATCTTCGCAAAGTTCTGTTCTTGGGCTTTCGGCTGCGGCTGCTGGGTCTCAACAAGTGCCGCGGGGCGTAGGCCGCGGTTTACCTCTGATACGATGCCAGAAAGGACACCGTCTTCAAAGATTACCTCTTTGATACACTCTTTAATAAGCGGCTTAAGTAGTTTCTTTAATTCTGATTTATTCATGGGCTACCTTTCTTTGGCGTTTAGAGCCTCGTTCGGCACCGATGACGCGCGGCTGGCTCGGCGGGCGAACAGGCGCGGCAGGCGCGGCGGCGAACGGTGCTCTAAAATCAATCATCCCTTGCTCTAGCGGCTCCAGGGCGGCCGGAGTCGTCCCACCGGCGGTCACCTGTGAGCCCTGTGGCGCGTCAGCCTGGGGCATTACTTCTCGGCTGGTGGCGCCCTCAACGGGGGGACTCTTTGACTGTAGTATCCCCACGTTGTGTGCGATAAGGTTTTCAAGGGTCACATAAATTTCCCGTATGTTCGATGCACGGCCTTCGGGCTTATAAGGCGCCACTGATTCTAAATCCAGTAGACCCAGCTTGACAAACTCGCGAGCAATGGCGGGAGGTAACTTCTTTCTAATATATTCTTTTAGGGCCGCCTCGTCTGTCGTAAACAAATTAATACCGCCGCCGGGGTTTGATGGAAGAGCGCCCCCTGTGTACGCAGCTATCGAGGCCTGAAGTAGTTTTAATACATATGTCGGCTTCGCATTTACTTGAATATTAAAACAATATATCGATGCATTAGGGTTCATGCAATACAGTGAAGACCATCGATGATGGCCATCAAGTACATATTTGTTATTTAATACTATTATCGCATCGTTTCCCTCCGGCCCCACTTTAAAAGGGCCGTTCGAACTTAAATATGCTATAGCTGATGCGGGATTGGTTAAGGTAAAATCTAAAGACTTATTCATTACTACCTCTGCCTGGGTGGGCCGCAGAGTGTGACACACCACATCGCCAGTAGTAATCGCAACTTGATCATCAACGGCACCGGCAGCATCGTCAAGTCCCGCCGCAAGGGCCTTCAATACTTCTTCTTTGTTAGTCTGAATTTGTGTCACAAAAGTGTTCAGATCTAATTTATAAAGATCGCGCGGGGTGACGTCTTCGTTAATAAATCGGCGCCAGTTTTCCATTATTAACTTCATTTTTACTCTCTCAGAACTTCATTCAAGGCTCGATTAATTCGATCAGCCTTGGTAAATACCTCATTGAGTCTGTTCTTATTTTCTTGCATCATAAACGCGCCGGGCGTAGAAGGTTCAGATACTACATCAAAACAAATAAGCTGAAAGTCATCTTCTACAATAGTTTGGCCGGCGTTCTCTTTAACGGAGCCCAGCCCGCGGGAAGAAATGCCAATAGACACTCCGGATTCTACGAGTGACCGGAGAATGTTGCCGCTAGGAGTTTCTAGGACTTTCATTTTGCCCTTTACTTCTGGGCCCTCCATCCAGATTTCAGTAATCATGTGAGAAGCGTTTTTCAAATTGATGACCGACTCCTCGGGATGATCAAGTTCGCCGAGGGCGCGCCGGTCTTCCACAATCTTCTTATAGTTTTTTACTTCTCTCTCTAAAATTTTCTTAGGGTAGACACGGCCGTTGCCGTTTTGGGTTTCGGCCATTTGCATCAGGCCAGAGAGCATCATTCCGCCATCAGCCACAAACTTCTTTTCGGCTTCCGTGAGAAGGTCTTGGCAGACGCCCCCCTCGCAAAGCTCATAATATTCTCGAAGAAGCACTTTGCTCATGTCTATCTTATCCTTCGCCTACAAGCTGTAACACTTCCGTGGCAAACGCTACATGATCTTGGACGTGCGGATAATAGGAGTGGTGTTCGCGATCGCCTTTCGCCATATTACGTATATCGCCTAGTACGCTCTGTCGAAACATAGCGGGCAAGTTCAATATTCGCTGTGCTACGTCTTGGGGCGTTTCGCCTTCTGCTTCATTTAATCGTTGTCGCTCCTGGAGGGGGCCGTCGCCCTCTGGCGGCATATCTTCGGGACCGCCCATTAGTTGGTCAATGGCACTCTTTGCCACTTCAAGTCCTGCAACAAAAGCCTCTTCCGGGGGCAAGTCGCCAATATCGTCGACATGTAGTTCCACGCCGGGGGCGCTAATGCCGATAGCTTCGCCCTCTTCTTCGTGGGGGCAACCTTCTTCAAGGCGGCTTCCGTCGTCGTTACGATTTACTGTCTCGTGCAAGAAATATCTTGGATCAATTCTTTTTACATGTTTTCTTCGTACCATTATATTATTCCTTTAAAGTAGTCAACTGCCCTTGCAGCAGCGGCGCACCGGTTGTAGCATCCACTTAGTCATATCGTTCTCCTTTTCCTATTTGGATTCCGTCATCGCAGATAATCACATTTAAAACATATGATGTACCCGAACTCAAGCATCCAAGCAAAAATCCAGTCACTGGATTGACGCCATCAAATATAAATAGTTCTGTATGGTTGTTAATGCCCCAGAGAAATACACCTACCCAAAATCCTATACACATCGGGCAAGAAAAGAAGTAGTGTTTGGGTCTAATGCGATCTAAAATCTTGGAAAAACAAAGAATTTGTGTGAGACCATATGCACACAAAATAAAAAAGATTAGACTCTCTAGGGAGGGCCACATAATAATGTGGGCGCCCATTACATCTTATAGCGAAGTGGTATGTAATAATATCCGGGAATCATCGCGCCCTTTTCTGCTTCTTGGGGAACCTCTCCCAGCTCAGTCGAGTCGCGATCAGTAGGATCAAGGAAATACTTTTCAAGATTCTTTTCATACGTTTCAGCTGTTTTCATTGCGTCTGCTTCTTCTGTAATAAACTCTGAGATGACGTAGACTGCGGCCTGCAGACCGTTAACGCTTTTGCCTTCTGGAATGGCACCCTCAATGGAGCTAAAAATATTACCTCCTTGTATGCTGTCTCTCTCGACCACTCCTTTATCAACTAAAAAATCAAAAAAACGAGACTGAGTGCTGTAAACGTCGTCTGCGGATTGGCGTTTAGGAAAAGTTAATATTTTATTATCCTCGGGCAGCAACGCTATATCAATAAGATCATGATCCACTATCAACAGGTGACCAGCCAGAGTTTTTCTAGCTTGCAATTTTGTCTGTGCTTGTGGACCTCCGATCTTAATATTAATCATTGGACTTTATTTCCTCCACGAGCTGTTGGATGTTTAATATTTTTGAAACAACTTCTTGAGTGGGAGCGACGGCCCTAAAATCTTCCAGCATATCTAGGACTTGTTTGGTTTTCTTTACCATTTTTTCGTCTGTGAAAACTTCTTCCATTTTTAAAGACTTTTCTACAAGGGCTCGGAGGCGACCGATCTCTTCGTTTAAATAAATCTTAAGCTCTAAGCCGTTATCAGAAAAAGAAGCAATATATTTACCTAGTAAATCTCTTTGTTCACTAAGAAGGCCGCCATATTTAGTATTAAACTTTTGTACAAACGAGCGATAAATAATATTATCAATGGGCTCGAGCTTATTTTCTTGCAACTTGGCCGGAGAGTTCATCAGCTTGATGAGTATATCTTCGTGCAAAACTCTTTGTTTTATCGAAACGGAACGATTAAAAATAGTATCAATCGTCGCGAGAGATTTAAAGTTGGGGACAAAAGTATTCCAAACATCTTTAGAAAGGGCCCGGTTGATCTTGTTTATAACGCGTGTTTGTGCATCGAATACGCCTTTGCTATCCAAAAGAGCGTGAGCCATTTTGGTTTCTTGTAATAGCTTTTCAGCTAAGTACGGCTCGATGCCTGTTGTTTCTAAAAGTGTTTTATAATATTCCAGCTCTCTTCCCAAAATTGAATTTGCGGCAAAGCTTTCTTTGATTAAGCCAGAAATAAATCTTTTTCGAGCCAACTCTTTATCAAAAATAGACTTAGTCAGTTCTTTAATAAGCACCTCATATAAAAACGCCGTGTTTCTTTTTTTATTGTGCTTTAGTTTCACGTTTCTTGGTCTCCGCTTCTTTGTTTTCTAACTCAGTAATTAGTTTCCGAATATCTCTAGTACTCTCAAATAATTTCTCTTCGTCTTTGTCTCGATTATAAATAGGATTATATTCTTCATAAAGTGCATTAGTGTTTAATAAGTCTTCGCTGCGAGCCGGGGCGCCCGGGAATACCTTTCGGCGTGCCGCGGCGCTGTCGCCAGAGCGCACCCTGTTGCGAGACTTGCGCCTTCGGGGGCCGTCATCCCCCAGCTGGCGTTTATCCCTTTTCTTACGATAATACTTTTTCCCTTTAGCCTGGGGTTCTAAGCTGGCCACTGTGGGGTCGTCTTCCCGACGTGCCGGCGCGGCGAGGAGCGAAGTTTCTTCTCCTGGAGGAGCCTCGCCTTCGACGGGAGCCTCGGCGCCTGCTTCACCTTCGGGTGGGGGCATTTCTCCGCCGGTGAGTTCGCCGCCAGGCATACCCTCCATGCCGCCGGGCGGTGGGGCTCCAAGGCCCCCGCCTGCTGCTTCGGCGGCCCCCATTTCTGTGACAGCCTCAAGCGACACTTGATATTTACGATCATAATAGGCCTCGCGCTGATTACGCAAAAATTCTTCATCAGTCATATTAAGGATGTTCTTAGCAATCCAACGCTTACTAAACATGCCCTCAACAACGTTATTAGCAAGATCAAATTTAGTCCGCAAATGCTCTATCTCTTGTAGCTCGGCGAGCTTAGAAGGATTATTCAAGGCCAGTTTAAATGATATCAAATCTTGCCCTCTGAATCCCAATGTGAACAAATGAACCACCGCTATCTTTTCTAGCTCTGACATAAAAGCTCTCTGGAGCCTTTGAATGGTGCGCGCAAAACGAATATCTTTTTGGGCCAGGGTTGTTTTGTCTTCTTCCGCCCCTTCGGTCATAGTCAAATAGGAATGAGGAATCTTGATAGCTGAAAATAGCTTATCACGAATATACTTTACATCATCAATATCATTTAAACTAGCTGCGTCAGCAAGAGTTGTAATATCTGACCCTACACCGCCCCGAATAGGAATAAAATAGTCTTCTTCAACCGAAAGAGGGTTATAGCGCAAATCAACTCGGCCGGTCGATGCGTCCACTATAGAGTTTCTCTTGAGAGAACCCTTCACCTTCTCCATATATTGTTCTACATCTTGAGGGGGAATGTTGCCTACGTCAATTTTAAACATACGACGCTCAGGAGCGCGAACCACACGGTAAGCCAGCATTGCATCTTCAATCAAAACCAACTGGCGCCAAATGCGGCGCGCGGGATCCAATACGGAAGTTCCATAGGGCGCGTGCTTATCGTTTCCCAAAATCCTAAAATGCGCACATTGCCAGTTCTCGAATGTCATATTCGCCGAGTTCCACTGGTACTGAACATAGTTGGGATTAGTGGGATCTTGACCCTCTAGCCTTTCTACTTCGCCCGAAGGAAGGCCGATTACGCTTTTAATTCCCAGTACTTCATCAATATCTAGATATAGAAAGAAGTCTCCATACTTACACATGGTGCGGGCCCAACCAAATGCATTAAACTCAATGTTGAGGGCATCATAAAAAAGCGCCTCTATAATACTTTTAATCTCATCATTGAGGCACTCAATCTTAACAAGTCTATTAAACTCGTTTGACGTCGTCATTTCGTCTGCATAAATATCCATGGCTGAAGCGATCTCTGGCATGTACTCCATTTGATCAAAATCAATATACCTCTCGTTACGATTTTGATTCCGCATAGCTGCAGAAGTAAGCATATTATAGTTGCGAGAAAGGTTATCAGCCGAACGCTTAAACTGTTTGCCGCTTGCGCTAGTGAATCGATATTGATATTTATCTAAAGCGGACCGGCGCTCCTCGCGCGTAAACTGGGCGCGGTAGTTAATGAGAGGGCCAGAAAAAAGTCTCGTTAGTCTCTTAAAAAGAGGAGACGCTGGGTTCCTTGGATTATTTCTGTGGTCGACTTTTTTCTTTTCTTCTGGCATTTATCTATCCTTTAATGATCGCGGCATATTGTTCATTGAATTTCTTAACCTCTGGCGATACAGGGCCCGGGCCGTTCCTATTGTGTCCCACCATCCCGGGAATAGTAGTGCTCATTGTTCTAGTAGAAGTGGAGATCGCCGATAAGGCATTTTTATTATATTCTATTAATCTTTGATTCTCAACCAAAACTGTATCTCTTACCCAGCAGCCAATCGCAAACGACATAACCAAATCATCATTATAAGATCGCATCGCTTGGGGGCGGCCGTTGTGCCAAACAAAGGTTTTCATCTCCGACAACAAACGATTAGAGTTAATCTTAACTAGTTTGTTTCTCATAAACTCTTCCATTTTGGCAATCACCAAGGGTCTTGTCTTAGATGACGTTGTAAAGCCCGGAACTATATTCGTCATCCACTGTGCCTGTATAGAATCAACATAATCATGAGAAGACTTCGTAGAGTGATAAACATTATTATAACCCTTATCCTTTAACTTATTAAGTACAGCGAAACCTATGTTGTTGTTTTCAGCAACTATCATGCAGGTTCCATATTCTTTTCCTGCATTAAATAATATATCTGCATAATCATCTGGGTTGGGTTTTCCGATATATTCTGCGACAATCTCCATGTCTTCTAGATTAAAAACATGAAATGCGGAGTTGTCCTGGCCGTCGCCACGTGCAATATCCGCAGCGAGCAAATAAGAGGCGCCTTCCTGAAACTCTTCCCAAATCCAGTAGTTGCGATCAAAGCCGGTGCGATATTTAGGCTCTCTTGTTTTTTCAAGGTGGTAAATTAAATCGTCAGGATGGATAACAGTCTCGCCAGAAACATTAAAGTTGCATTCTAGCTCTTGAGCAATCTGCCGTGTCGACATATTTTTCGTTTCTTTTTCGTACCACAGCTGGTCCCTATCGGGATGAAGATCCCACATCAAAGTGGTCATATGAAATGCGTTTGTTCCAGCCTCGGCTTCTACACATATTTTATGGAACCAGTTACCAACGCCATTCGGAGTTGAAAGGGCTATACAACGACCCCCGGTTGATAGGGTGGGATATAGTGCAGTCCACAGTTCATCTAGCGCCTCAACGTGTGCGGCCTCGTCAATCACCAATAACGACAACGCTTCAGAACGGCCGGCGTCGGAAGAGGTTGAAGACGCTTTAATCTGAGATCCGTTGGTAAGCTCAAACGAAGTCCTGTTATCAATGTGAATCTCGGAAATCCTCATCCACGGGGGAAGCTGCTTCATAATCTTCTTAACTTTGCGAACAAGATTTGTCGCCGTTTGAAGCTTTGTAGCTACAACTAAAATGTTTTTATCGCGATGAAAGAGCATCAGCCATACAGTATAGGCTGCTGTAATAGTAGAAATGCCAAGTTGGCGCGCCTTTAGAACAACATTAAAGCGATAGTCATTAAAGTCTTTTAAAAGATCGTCTTGAAAGTCATAAGTTTTGAAAGGAATAAGCCCCTTCTGAGGGTGGGATATTTTACAGTAGCTTCTGATAAAATGTACTGGGTCTTTGCCAGACTTTACTACCTCTTTTAGAATCTCCTGCTTTGTAAGCTGATATCCCATAACACCTGTTTATTTACCTTTGCGAGTATCGTTTTTGGGACGCTTGCCGCCGGGCCCGAGAGCGAGCCAATCTCGGATCGCCTTGTCTAAACGATCTTTAGAAGGCTCTTCTATTTCTTTAACATCGTCGATCCCGCCAATCTTATAGTCGCATGTTGCACGGACATCTGTTCTGTAGTTGGAAAGCTTCTGTACAAGAACCGAGGGTTCGCCCATTCGAGTTAAAGTAAGGCTGTTGCCGGTTACGCTCTTATATTCCTTCTTTAGAAATTTGGCTATGTCGGCAATCATTTGCGAGATTTCATTTTCAAACCCTTTTTTGGCCACGTCCTTGAGGCGCGTTTCAGATTGATAAAGAATAACCAGAACCGGGCCCTTAAAACGAACCTTGAAGCCGTCCACAAGCCGTCGATCATTAATAAGGTTTCCAATCTCTCGCTTCAATCCCACTTTGCGTGCGACCCCGTCTGAGTTTAAAGTGCCATCATGGGCGCCGTCATAGGCGTTTGCAGCCGCTTGGCTGATTCCGCGAATGATATCAAGTGTATTAGCATTAGCCATTATTTTCTTTCTCCTTCTGTGGTCGCCATCCTGTTAGCCACCGTCTTTCTCTGTCCTCTACCCATTGAACGTAACATTTCTGACAACAATCAAACTTATTGATATACAAGTTGTCGCCAACATCAAATGAATATTTCTCACAAACAGAGCAAACCCTATTTGTATCCTTATTAAGTAGTTTTTTGTTTATTAAAAATCCGTCTGTTTCTACTTTCTCAACCTGTGCTTCGTTTTTCCTCAATTTTTCAACTGTTAGTTTAGATTGTTCAATGTATTGTTGCTCTTTGGCGTCGTCCCAAAACTTGCGCGGATTGTCGACTGTTTCAGCACCGTACTTCTGTGCGATGGCCTTCTCCAGTTTAGGGATGTGGTTGGGGTCTTTATCCATTTTCTGTAAAGCGCCGATGAGGGCCTTCTCTTTCGGCACCCTTCCAGGCATTTGTGGCAATCTCATCTTTCCGGGTGCCTATTAGAAGAACATTGTATTTACCATCTGCGTTGGCAGTAATGGTCAGAGATTTTTGATCCTCGCTAACCTCTCCATAAGCGGCCCCAAAATGACCTACAGGAGATACCCAGACCATATCATTGATATTCAAAAAGGGATAATAGTCTGGGAGTTCCATCGTGAGGCTTCCTCCTGTAACATCCAGCTGCCACCTATAAAGATTCTCGCCGGCGGTTGGCGACTCTATAAAAGAGTGCCACAAAGTGTGGGTCTTTTCTTTTTCCGGATCGGGATGAGGAATATTAAAAGAACCAGCCCCTTTGGATAGGGTACCGAGAACATCGACATTGCCGTCGCCCGTACACTGAAGTATGTCGGCGCCTCCGCCGGATCCATCCTGATCACCATAAAATATATTAAATCTAGCACTTGCCTGGGCCCCCTCCGCTGTGGGTTTTGCGGAAAGGGTCCACTCGTGAGAGTAGCCCAAGGGACCTTTGCTACTCTCGACGGTGCTATCAAAAGAAATTCTAGCATAATCGTCGGCTCCGATTATTTGATGTGCAGCGAATTGTGGGCTGGCTGCGGTGCCGGCCTCGAGGGAGGCGAACTGGCCGGTCGCGAGCACCAGCGGGGTGAGTAGGGAGATATAGGAGTCGGCGTTCACGTAGAAGTAGTCCTCCGCATCTAGGGTGATGCTGGTCGCGTCGCCCTTAAGGTACGTGGTGCTGCTATCTCCAGCAAGATATAGCTCCTTGCCGGACTCCAATGACATCTCTGTCTGAACCTCTAGTGTGGCGGTGCCTCCGAGGCCTCCGATCTTATTAACTTTAATTTCACTCATCTTTTTTGTCTCCTAAAAATCGTTCACGTCCTTAACTACCAAAAGGCCTCCGGATTCAATAGTTAGGGTTACGTCGGCGGCTACGGTAATATCACAAAATGATATCGCGCGCTCTATAGTTTGACTCTCCACTAGCTCCAGATCATCGGCGGCCAACAAGCCGGTTATCTGGCCGGTAACAGCCACATTGCCAACAATAGCTGGTATTCTAGGCCTATGGCCCGGGG